ATGCTCTGGCCTGAGTGCTGATTTATCCGCTCGCTTATCCCACCGGCCTTGCATCGCGCAGAATAGATCGCCGTTATCAATGATGGGTGCGTCGTACTCAAGAGCCTCCTGCAAGTGCTGCCGCTCTAGGTCTTGGTCGCATTTTGGGTTATCGTGGTGAACATCCGACCGAAGCAAGACCCATTGCTCCCAGTCTTTGTTTCGGTTTAGGTCGATCGTTATTTCATGGACGTTCGTTGATATCCGCTTTAACTTCCAAGCCATCTGATTTTCTCCAGATTTTATAGGCTTCATCGATCGTGATTTCGGGCTTGCTAAGCTTCGCATTCACTGCGTTGTGGAGTCGAACGCCCCAGTCGAAAAATGCTTCAGGGGAGGTGAAGTCGGGGGGCATTTCGGCAAGGATCCGCTGGTAGCCGTCTTTGCAGTCGCACCGCTGAGGGATTAGGTATTGCCAGATATCGAGCCATTGAGGGTCAAACCCGCGATAGGAATGGAGCTTGGCCCAAGCGAATTGGCCCTGTTTGATTGTTCGCTGGATCCGTTTCGCGTTCACTTCCTCTTGACTGATTGTCGGCGGTGGATCGCCTTGCATCGTGATCGTGAGCGTCCTGGGTTGTGGCGCAGCCCCTGGAGTAAACGGCGTTCCATCCATGTTGATGTTTAGGCTAGATTGATCGTCCACGATGGAGCCCCTGTACAGACTGATTGACTTGAAAAACCCGAACATGTTTGCGTTCGAGTGTGGGCGGTTACTGTTTGATTCCACTTTTGAGCGAACTTAGGCAAGCATCGGCCATCGGGCAGGCAGCATTCGCAATCGTCGAGAAAATCGCAGCAAGCCTCGTTGCAATTGCCTACAAAACAATCCGACGTATCGAAATAGGGAGGCTCTGTTTCGCCCGCACCGCCTACGCTAATCGCACAACCGCAAGCCGACAAATCCCCAAAAGGAAACCCAACTCCCGGCCTGAAACAAGTCGCTTCATTCTCTGGGTTTATCTGGAAATCAAGGCAGTTGACCGAAAACGCCGTCCCCGGGCATTCGTACTCAGGTGTCGCGCATATTGTTAAATTCGTCGTGCAAGATACCGCCGGGATGCAAGGGTCGTCGAAGCACCCGTCGATATCTGTCACGTTTGGAGTTTGCCCTAGCCCATCATTGAAACAGTTTTCCGCTTCGGATTCGATAATAGGCCCGCCCGAGGTGACTTCGTCGGTGCAGTAGCAAGGCTCGTTGAAAAAGCACCCTGTAAGAGCAGATGGGCTAGATGGGGAGTTAATGCAAACTGAGCTTGCGTAGTTGTACGGCTCATAGTTGCAAGAGCTAGCTTGGCAACCTGGGATTTCGGCGTTTGTAAAGCTTATCGCCCCGGTCGGCATTTCGTCGTAGTAGCGGACTCGATCAAAGCCGAATACGCCTGAGTTTCGGCACAAGTTCGACCCGCTAGACGATGGGGGGTCGGCTGGTACATCGCTGCAAGTGATCGGACTGCCCGCCCCTATCGTGATTTCGTAATCTGGATTTACCTCAAAGCAGTCGGTGTTGAGCATCGTCACCGTTTGGGAACCGCTTGTTAATCCGTTTTGATAGATCGCCGTTTCGTATTCGTAATTAAACCGAGACCGGATAACGATTTTGCACCCGCTGGTTTGCCCCTCAACGCCCTCGCAGTCAACCTCTTCCTGGCTGATCCGAACAACGATACTTTTCGGCCTGCGCCAAACCGCCATGAAAGCGTTGTCGGTATACGCCGCCGTGCTTTGAGTCTCTGCTATTGGAGAGTAGCTGCCGCCGCAACAATAGTCCTCTGGAACGTCACTACAATCGCCGCCCAATGGCCCGTACTCGAACCCGCGATAGCTGCCCCTGGTTTGCCTTGTGTGGAGCGTTGTGCATTCCTGGAGCACTGAGCCTTCGTAAAGTAAAGAACTGCAACTTTTCGACCAACTCGGCGTTGTGTTTGGCGTGAATGTTTGCTCATAGCAACAACTGCCGCTCCAACCGCCGCCGGTGTAGCCGCTGATCGTGACGGTTGGCAAGTCCTCGATCGGTAGGCATTCACAAGTACAACAGCATCGACCTATACCGCCCATTAGCACAACTCCACTGCAAGCCACTTGGCATCGACGGGAAACAGCAAGACGCTAGCCGCCGAAGCAATCGCCACGCCCGTAGGATTCCATGCCGTATAGGTTATCGTCCCCGCTGTCCAGTTGCCGCTCGCGGGTTGCTTGGCTGTCACGGTCCCGCTGCTGTTGCCCGCGATCCCTGAGCCACCCGCCACCGCTAGCAATGGCGTCTCGCAAGCAATCACCTTTATCAGGTCGTCCTCTTGCTCGTCGTCACCGATGTAGGTAAACAGGCATCCCTTGGACAGGTCGAACGACGCGTCCACCGGCCCCATTCGCGTACCGGTCGAGTAGGTCGCCGAATCCTTCTTGGCTCGGAAGACTGGCCCCCATTGGGCGGTGCCAAGCCCGTTTGCCGCAACCTCCGCTGGCCCATTCAAAAGAAACGGCCCCATTACCGAAGCGGTGTAATCGATTGGCCGATCGACTTTGATGATCGACTGCCCATCGATGGTTTCCATGCCGACCTTTTGGATGCAACCATAAGCCGGTATCGTTTCAGTCGATGCGTTGCAAAAGTAAATCGGGTCAGGGGTCGATTGCCGGATCTCGATCGGCTTTGCCGCCCTTTCGCGCTCCCATGCGAACGAATTATCGCGAATCCGTTTCGCAAGGGCTGGACTGTAGTACCCGATATCCTTTTGAGCCACGCTTAGCCCCTGGTATCTGCGAGCAAGGATACTTTGTAGACCGCTGGGGTTACCGCCGTAGCTGTCGCGGTGTCGTTGCACGAAATCGACAGTCGGCATTCGAGCAATTGCCCTGGATCGACGCTAGCCGCATTGATCGTGAAGTCGAAATTGGCCGCTGTAAGGCTGTTCATCGACTGAGCCGCCGAAGTTACCAAATCCGCTGTTGGCGTGCCGCTTGACCCCACCACGGCCTCTAAATCGACCGTGCAAGCCGTCGAGGCTAGGGTAGTCTCCATCGCTGCCCGGATTCGGACTTGAATTGTTTCGCCGTCGTCATAATTCGGCGGTATTGGAATCGAAAAATAGGCCCTTCGCGTTGTGGCCCCTAGGTTCTTGCAATCCCCTGCCGTGATCCTCGCCGGATTGGTAAGCCAAGTGCCTGTAACTAGCCCTAGATCGTCGCTAGCTGCCGATGCGGGAAGATTGCTTGCAACCGCGTCCCATGTCTTAAACGCCTCGACAGGGACCACGTATTCGGCCAGGACTTTTTGCCCTAGCTTCGACGGCTCGATATTGGCATTGCCTGCGACGTCGTTATTCGTCAGTGATCGATCGGGAATTTGCAGAATGACGTTTTGAATAGTGCTCATTTTTTTGGCCTTATGGTAGAAGTCCTAGTGCGTTGTAGCTGAGTGGTTCATATAGCTTTTTTTCCTGCCAAAACGCGGTTTGCTGCGCCGGAGGATCTACGTCAGGTAGCTGGAATCCTTGTTCGTCAAGTAGCACCGGCTTGGCTGTTGGTTCGCCTGCCCTGGTTGCTCGGACTACTTCCGTTTTTGGATCGCCGTTCGGCAATGGTGGAGCACCCGGGATGATTACCCGCTTATAAAAGCCTTCATGGCGCGATCGTGAATACCAAGCCTTTTCCGGTGTTGTTCGGTAAGGGTAGCGGAACTGAATTACCGCCGTAACTTGATAATAGCCGCCGAAGGGAGTTTCAGGGGAAGCAACCGCCTTGGCTCGGAGTTTTTGCATTTTGGCCGTACCCGCTGGCCACTGGAGAAAAGTATCGGAGTTGACCGAATGACGGTATCGCCCTTGAACGTAGCTCGAGAAGGTCAGCATGTTTTTTTGAATCGTAACGGTTTGATCGGCGAACTTACGCCGAATGCCGTTGACGGGTTCGCCGTTGGCTGTCACTAAAGGATTGCCGTCAAAATCCTCATCGATTTCTAGCTCCTCTTCTACGTCATCAAAATCGATAATCGCAGGGGCTAGCAATGGGCTTTGTACGCCGTTGTTTTGGTTGCCTTGTGGCCCGCCGGATCCGAAGGATACTTCGCCCTCATAGGGTACTGTGACGATCCAATAAACCGGGCTCTGCCTCTTCGGGCTTGCCTGGACTGCGAATACAAAATCAAAGCCATTGCCGAACGATGATCCAGCCGCAGGGATTCCAGGGGCTTGCAAAACGTCGTTTAAGGTTGCGTCGGGGGTTGTAAATACTTGGTAGACCTTTTGCAATCGCGCATCGGCCCGCCGGAAGTTGTCGGTAATGGAGATATCGCCTCCGAGACCGCTCCACATAAGATCAACGCTGTAGATTTTATCGTTGAGCATCTAGCGGATCTCCTGTAGCTGGAATTGTTCCTTCGGGGCTTCCGTTGGGCTCTTTAGCGTTCCGTCAATGCTCGAGAGTAGCTTGCTAGCCTCCGCCGTGTTTTTGACTAGCTTATCGATTGGGCTATCCGTCTGGCCTCGTACAAGCACCCGCGATTCAAAGGCTGTTAGTGATCGGATCTGATCCTGTAACGCACTGGCCGCCCCGGCCCTTGGTTTTAGGTCGATGCCAATTTCTAGCTTCATCGCGTCCTGCAATGCCGCTAGCCGCTCTCGGATCTTTTCGTCGAAATCTTCGGTAAGGCTGCCGACCGATTCATCGAGGATTGCTTGCAAGCTTTTTTCTGTTTCGGTTACCACTCTTTCGCCAAAGGCTGGCATTTCCTTTAGGACATCCTCGAAGGTAAACCGCCCTGATAGGAGCTTTGCGTATGCGTCAACAAACCAATTCGCCCTAGCCAGCAAGCCGTCGAACACGAACACTACGTCGTTGTAGATTTTGTTCGCCGAAAGCAGTACCGACGCCGAAATAACCTCAAGAACATCCTCGAACCTGAACACCGCGATCTCTGCCGCTGTAAATCCGGTCACGAAAGCCTCGGCAATTGTCTGGCTTACGCCTTGCATCGTGTTTGCTAGGTCTCTGCCATGCTGAGCAAAATCATCCATCGCCGGAATCATCGAGCTTTGAATAAACTCAAAGGCAACCGCAAAGCCTCGATAGACAACATCTCGAACCGGGGCAAGCAAAGCCCCGAAAGCCTCGTAAAGATTGTGCGCCGCCACCTTTAGCGCGTCACTTGCTTCGGTTGCGTGCTTTGCCGACTCAGCCTTATTCAACAGCCCCTTGGTGGCCAGTTCACTGACCGCCGCAAGCCGTTCTTCTGCTGTGGCTAGTTCGTTGATGTTTGGGATAAGCCCCTCGAACGCTGCAAAGTTCCCTTTAACCGCGTCTTCGGCCATTCTCATGCCAGAGGATAGGTCTCGATCGAATACTCGCGATAAACCTAAAGCCGCTTTCGCTAAGTCGTCTACTTGCTCAGTGGTTTCGCCGCGCCGCAATGCTTGAGCCATTTGGTCTTGAATGCGTCCCGAATCGACGTTGGTCAGTCGCTCAAGGCTATTGGCAACCTTGACCATTTCATCCGATGCCGCCTTGCCTGCCCCTGGGATTAGAGCGACAGTCTCGGCAAGTTTGATCGATGAGCGGTTAAGGTCATCGAACGCTGCGACCGAAGACGATGCAAAGCCCACAATGGCCCGCCCCGCTTCGACGATTCCAATCACCGCTGCCGTCACGCCTGCCAATTGAGCTAGGCCACGGATCGAAAATTCGACTTGCTGAGCCGTTTGCGTCACTTCGGTCGAGAACTGACGCAACACCGCCGAAGCTTCGTTTTTTGCTCCAAGTGTCACTTCCACGTCAGCCATTTTTCCGCCTTTGTTCTTCGATTCGGTTTACGTCTGCTTCGAGTGCATTTTGCACCGAAACAAACCAAGCGTCTTGATCGTAAATCCCGCCTGCCTCTGGCAAGACCCCTTTCGAGACCCAAGCCGCAAGGTTAGCCGCTGTACTGACTCGATGCCCTACGTAATCCTTTGGGCAATCGACAATCTCAAAATAACCTCGACCATCGCAAGCATCGCACCCAGATTCGTCGCAATCTGGACAGGCTAGCATCAACGGGAGGTCGTTGCTTGGCTTGTTGTTGCATTGATTTCGAGTGCAAGACTTGCATAGTTCGCCGCATCGGATGAATGCGGCTGTCCTTATTTTTTTTTATCACCTTCGCTAGCCGAGTTGCCGCGCAGGCAACAACTGACAAGCTTCACCGCGTCGGCAACTTCGATTTCTTCGTCCCAATCGCTTATGGGCTTGTCGAGACTCCAACCGGCCAAGCAAATCGAGACGGCTTCGCGGATTGCTGCCATCTGCTTCTTTGGCTCAGTCGATTCCCTGAAATCGCTGATAAGCCCCAAGACCTGTTCGGTCTTTCGGAACTTGAGGCGATTCAAGGTAAACTCAATATCACACCCGTCGATTTTGTCTGTGAATGTACTAGGCTGCATGGTTGAAAGCGATTGAAAATTCTTGGTCCGAAGCGTCTACGTTCTTGTTTGCTTGCCATTCGAGTTGATCGGTCATAATACCGTTTCGCTCGCCCATTGGCTTGGCTACTAGCTGGGCCTTGGGGACTGTAAAGACAAGCGTTGAGGTCGTTGGCCCTGCGATGGTAAACGAAAGGCTAGCCTCTGTCCCGTCGCGGAATTGGCTGTATCGGTTTTGAGTGGCAATCAACTTGGATTCAGGATTGCCAGTAATTCGCGGATTGCGATCCGTGACAACAAAGCTATCGACCCCTGCCGCCGAGGTTGAGCATTCCCGGGCGGTAATCACGTTGCCTAGATCGATCGTTGCCGATTCAAGGCAAATGTTCGTCGACGCCCAAGACGTTGCACCGCCTGCAACGCGAAGCGGTAGCGTGTTGACGTAGTTGATCGAACTTGGAATCGCCGCGTCTGCTTCGTCGTCGTAGACGCCTTGGAAGTCGAATTCAACCCGGCCCATTCTCCCAGTCGGCAGAATGAATCGAGCATTGCCGACCGCCCCGTAAATACGCCGCCGGACCCCATCGAAGAACCCCGCAATTGTGAGGGTCTTTACGCTGCTGCCCGATGCCGGAACTTCGGTTTTTGGGAAGTAGGTTGCCGTCGAGAGAACCACACCGCAAGCCGGGAGGAAAGTGCTGGCCCATGCCGGGACTGCCGAACCATCATAGGCCAAGTCGACCGAGAATGTAGCCCTGCCGATTCTGGCCCCTGGAACGGACGACAAGCGACCGAAACCGCCTTGCCCTTGTCGCTCCTCAAAAGGAAATTCGGGGTTAATCGTAAGGTCATAAGCATTGACCGTGCAATCCGCTGCCGCGATGGTTTCGGCTGTCCCTACGGTCGATTCGATCTTAGCACCCAAAACGGTCTTTTTTCTAAGTAACATATTTGTCCCTTCCGAGTATGTCGTTTGCGTCCTGTTTGGCTTCTTTGAGCTTGCGGGTCATTATCGATTTAGCTTGAGCCGCCCCGCGATCAAAAGCATCTTTGACGCCCTCGATCTTGGTTGCTTGCAAGTCTCTTAGTTTCTGGATTGGGAATCGAGCCCGCCCGAGTCGCTTGTAAATGTTTTTGCCGAGCTTCGGAATCTTCGGCCCGAAAGCCCCATCGAATACCATCGCCGGGGTGCCTCGAACGAATTCAATCTCGACGCCTTCGACGGTTTGGCGTGCTTTGAATGCCCGAAGCGGTACGGTAAACGTGTCGTCGATTTTCAGAATCGATTCCTTGGCCAGTACGTTGTCGATTAGCTTTTCGTCGACGCAAAAGGCCCTCAATTCCTCGGCCCGCTCGACGGCCATTGCTGTCTGTATTTCGCGTTCGGTTCGCCGCCTTGTTTCCTTGGTGGCTTCCTCGATGCGATTGCTAAAAGCTTTCTCTAGTCCGTCGGCGTAGTTGATTACCCGCTCGGCTGCTAGCTTCGATTTTTCTTCGTGTGCCTGGATGTCGATTATCATCGCCTCACCGTCGGATCGTCTTCATCGACTCGATAGGTCACAATCAACTGCATGTTTGCCCCGTCGATACCGCCGTCGGATGTAAAGTTAATCTTGGTCCCGAAGGTAGCAAACAAAGCGTTGCCGTCGAACGTGTGCCAAGAGCTAGCCGGGGTGCAAATGCACTTGCGGACATCTGACCCGAATTGATTTAGTAGCGTGTCGATTGCGTCTTGGCTTCGCTCCGAAGGCATCAAAACCAGCCGGATATTGAACTGCTGAGCCAGTGCCACCGCCGGAGGATTGCCCGGGCAGGAAAGCTCGGGAACCTCATTCTGGACTCCCTGAGTTATGATGATTTGGCGATCTATCGGCGTGTAGTTGGCAAATCGAGTAGGCCGCTTGACTTCTTGAACATCGGTTGGGTACGTAGTCGAATCGCCAACCATAGCGGATAGCCTGGTTTCTAATTCGACCGCGATTAACTCGATGATTGCTAGCGACACTCTAAAACCAACATCCCTTCATCATGCTCAACAAGCCGAACAATAGA